TTGAAAAAGAGGCTTGTAACCATAGAAACCTTGGAAAATGTCTGCCAGGCGTATAAATCCTTGTCCCCCCTCAAAAAGGAGAAGGCAAAGACCTATATTTTGGGCCTGATGGATAGCCGAGAGGCAGCGGAGTACGAAAAAAGCCGGGGTTCGAAAGACCCGGCAGCGTGAGAGGAGGAAACCGTATGCCGGAAAACAACCGGAAAAAAGCGGCACTGGCGCTGGCGGCCGCGCTACTGGATTATCTGGATTGTATGGCAAAGCCATCAGAGGAATCGCCGGGAACCAAGCTGTATAGTCAGGAAGACTTGGCAAAAATGTTTGGGAAAACCAAAGGTACAATACGCCAGTGGATCTGTGCTGGGGAGTTTGGGGAACCGGTAAAGGCTGGAAAATCCACCCTAGTAACACAAGCAGGGTTGGATCAGTACATAGCAGATCACAGCGGCCCCACACAAAAGCGGCAGATCAAAACCCGCAATGCAGCCGCATCGGCCAGATCGATCAACCAGGGCTTAGACGGCTTAAAAATCTAAAAGGAGACCCCGAAAATGCCCGAAAACTTTTACTTGCTGTGCCTGCTGATCGCAACAGCGGTTATAACGCTAATCGTCACAGTCAAATCGCTAGACCGCTGGCTGGTGCGGATATCAAGCCCGGACAAGCTGCTGCCACCCTTGCGAGTGCGGAGGATCAAAAAGCAATATGTGGCCCCCGTTGCAAGAGGGCGCAGGGTGTATCCGGAGAAAAAAGAGGAGATGATTTAAGTGCCTGAAAACGAAAAAGTTATAGCCTATAAAGGCATGGACAAAAACATGAAGTGCCGTGGATATCAGTACGAAATTGGAAGTGAATATGAGGAAAGCGAAGTGGAGTTGTGTAACAGAGGGTTCCACGCTTGCGAATACCCATTGGCAGTATTAGAGCATTACCCACCTAACTCTAGCCGGTATTTTGCGGTGGAACAGAGCGGAGAAATAAAGACTGATGGGGCTAAAACGGCGTCTACCAAGATCAAAATTGGTGCTGAAATCGGAATCCCGGGCCTGGTAAAAGCAGCGATTGAGTATACAAGATCGCGGTGCAACCCGGAAAAATCGGAGCACACCAGAGGCAACCTGGGAGCTGCCTCTGCCACAGGCAACTGGGGAGCGGCCTCTGCCACAGGTGACCTGGGAGCTGCCTCTGCTACAGGTGACCGGGGAGCAGCCTCTGCTACAGGCAACCAGGGAGCGGCCTCTGCTACAGGTGACCTGGGAGCTGCCTCTGCTACAGGCAACTGGGGAGCAGCCTCTGCTACAGGCAACTGGGGAGCTGCCTCTGCTACAGGTGACCTGGGAGCTGCCTCTGCCACAGGTGACCTGGGAGCTGCCTCTGCCACAGGTGACCTGGGAGCTGCCTCTGCTACAGGCAACTGGGGAGCAGCCTCTGCTACAGGCTACCAGGGAGCTGCCTCTGCTACAGGCAACCAGGGAGCAGCCTCTGCTACAGGCAACTGGGGAGCAGCCTCTGCTACAGGCAACCAGGGAGCAGCCTCTGCTACAGGCAACTGGGGAGCGGCCTCTGCTACAGGCATAGGATGTGTTGCTATTGCTACTGGTATTAGCGGCAAAGCAAAAGGTACCGCCGGGAACGCTATTTGTATTGTAGAGCGTGGCGATTGGGACGGTAAAAATTATCCCATAAAAAATATTTACTCCGCTATTGTAGATGGAGAAAAGATCAAAGAAAACGTCTACTACATGCTGAAAGATGGGAAGCTGGTCGAGGTGGAATAAGAAAAGCCGCTCTCCCGGTGGCACGGTGAGAACGGCAAAGAAAAACATCACAATGCTATTTTAGCTGAGAAAAGGAGGTTTGTCAATGTATTACATACCAATAACCGCGGAAATGACCCAGCGCTGCACAAAATGCAACGAAGAATATCTGCCGTATGGGTTGACCTCGTTAAACGGAGAATTTGTATGTAACGACTGCCTCTATGACTTTTGCCAGGAAGAGGCGGTAGTGCAAAATTACCTCCCTGGATTTTTAGAGGCAAAATGGAAGGAATATCTTGTCTACTGGTTTTCCGGGGACGATCCCAATAACGATAAATTTCTAATGGACGGGCCTATGCTGAAGGAGCCGGAAAAGATAGATATTTTATCCGCCGCCTACAAAAGATGGAGGCCGTGGCACATCAAAGACGCGGAAGCGCTAGAGCGTGACTTTGTTACCTCTGTGCCCGGAGAATGGGAGGATTATCTGAGATCGTGCTGAAATTGTGCAAGGAGGATTACCATGAACAATGAAATGATCGTTGTACGCCAACTCCCGATTATTGAAGAACAACTGCGGGAACTGAAAGAACAAAACCAGCACCGGGTGGAATCTGTGCTGAGTATGCCCTGTGACGAAAACACCGTAAAGGCCCTGAAAAAGGAACGTGCGGCATTGAACAAAGAGTTTGCGGACTTTGAAACTCGCCGCAAGGAGGTCAAGGCTCAAGTGCTGGCTCCCTGGAATCAGTTTGAGGCAGTCTATCAGGATTGCGTATCAGATGTGTTTAAGGGTGCGGAAACCCAGCTCAAGGCCAAAATCACCGAAGTGGAAAGCGGCCTAAAGGCACAAAAGGCGGAGGCAATCAGGGAGTATTACGATGAATTGGCTCAGACCCTGGGAATTGATTTTCTGCCCTTTGACAAGTCCGGGATTGAGGTTACGTTGTCTGCGAGCATGAAATCCCTGAGGGACAAGGTCAACAACACCCTCACTCAGATTTCGGAAGACTTGCGCATGATCGGCCAGCAGGAATACGCCGCTGAGATTCTGGTGGAGTACAAAAAAGACCTCTTCCATGTGTCGGCTGCCATGTCCGCCGTGACGGAACGTCACCGGGCTATTGAGGAAGAACGCCAACGCCGGGAAGAAATTGCCCACCAAGAGGAACAGCAGGCGGAAGTTGCCCGGCAGGTAGAGCAGGCAGCTGAGGCCTGGTCCGCCCCCGCCCCCGTAGCTGTCCCGGAAGAGGGACCGACCCCGGAGCCTGTGGACGAAAAGCGTTATACTGTGCGCTTCACTGTAAAAAACGTCACCAAGGCGCAGGCCCTGGCCCTGAAAAATTTTCTGAACGATGGAGGATATGACTATGAGTAACAGCCTGGCTCAACGCCCAAAATTTTCCGTTGCTATCCGCAGCGACGCCTATAAGAACCTGATCAACAACACCTTGCAGGACCCCAAGCGGGCCAGCCGGTTTATCGCGGCGGTTTCCTCTGCTGTGGGGGCTACTCCGGCCTTGCAGGAGTGCGAAGCTGGCTCTATCCTCACCGCCGCCTTACTGGGGGAAAGCCTCAATTTGGCCCCCTCTCCCCAGTTGGGGCAGTTCTACATGGTGCCCTTCAACGACAAGAAAGCCGAGGTCAAAAAGGCCCAGTTTGTTTTGGGGTACAAGGGCTATATCCAGCTGGCGATCCGCTCCGGGCAGTATAAGAAAATCAACGTATTGGAAGTAAAGGACGGGGAGCTGGTGAGCTTTGACCCCTTTACGGAAGAAATCCAGTGCCGGTACATAGAGGACACTGACGAGCGGGACGTCGCCCCTACCATCGGCTATTACGCCATGTTCGAGTATCAGAACGGTTTCCGCAAGGCCCTGTATTGGAGCCGGAAAAAGATGATGTCCCACGCCGACAAGTACAGCCCCGCCTTTTCCTCCTTGTCCTATGAAAAACTTCAAAGGGGGGAAATCCCCGAAAAGGAGCTTTGGAAGTATTCCTCCTTCTGGTACAAGGATTTTGACGACATGGCGAAAAAAACCATGCTCCGGCAGCTTATCTCTAAGTGGGGCGTAATGAGCGTGGAAATGCAGCAGGCCTTTGAGGCGGACAACTCCTTGGTGGAGCGGCAGGATGGCGAGTTTGTCGCCACGCCAGTGGGGGAAAGCCCCGCGATTGAGGCACCCCAAAGCATCCCCACTGAGCCGGAAGCTGAAGGAATCGGGGAGCCTATGTCCTTGGACGACTTTGACGAGGAATAACCGATGATCCCCTATCAGATCATTGCCTCCGGGAGCAAGGGAAACGCCGTGGTGTTAAATCATGAAATATTGATCGACTGCGGCGTGTCCTTTGCCGCCCTTCGGGGCGTATACAAAGACCTTAAGCTGGTACTGCTGACCCATATCCATACAGACCACCTTAAAAAGACCACTATTAAGGCTCTGGCAAATAACCGTCCCTCGCTGAAATTTGCTTGCGGTCCGTGGCTTGCGAAATCCCTGATCAGCGCCGGGGTAGAAAAACGCAATATTCATATTTTGCAGCCGAATCTCATGTATCCCTATCCGGGAGTAAATGTGATCCCGGTGCAGCTGACCCACAATGTCCCCAATTACGGGTACAAGCTCCATTTTCCAAGCGGGAAAGTGTTTTATGCCACGGATACCGGTAATCTGGATGGGATCACCGCCTGGCACTATGACCTTTACATGGTGGAGGCCAATTACGAGGACGGAGAGCTGCTGGAACGCCTGAAACGGAAACGCTCCCAGGGTCGGTATCCTTACGAGGAAAAGGTGATCTCCAATCATCTGTCCCAGAAGCAGTGCGACAGCTTCCTCTATGCCAATATGGGGCCGAAAAGCCGGTATGTCTATATGCACCAGCACGAGGGAGGCGACGACGAATGATCATAAATGCGGCCATAAAAAGCTATGACGGCCACGACCTCCTGCTGGTACCCGAAGAACCCATAGGACGGGAGCTGGAGCAGAAGCGGATCGAGCGGGTGGAGCTGCGGCTGGACGATGGACGTACCATCTCCAACGACCAGCGCCGGAAAATCTTTGCGGTGGTACGGGATATTTCCCTGTGGAGCGGCCACGAGCCGGAATACCTCAGAGGCTTTTTGACCTGGGACTTCTGCCTGAAAAATTGGGTAGAGCCTTTCAGCCTTTCCTCGGTGGACATGACAACCGCAAAGGAATTCCTGAACTATCTCATCGACTTTTGCTTTGAAAATGCGGTACCCACCAGGGACACGCTGCTGCACCAGACGGACGATATCGGCAAGTACCTGTATCTTTGCCTGGAACACCGTAAATGCGCCATCTGCAATGCCAGGGCGCAGGTGCACCATGTAGACCGGATCGGCATGGGCCGTGACCGGGAAGAAATCGTCCATGTGGGCCTCCGGGCCATTGCCCTGTGCCAAAAACACCATGACGAGGCCCACCAGGACGAAAGGGCGCTTTTTGAAAAACATCACATCTATGGCATTAAGCTCGATGAGTACCTGTGCCATAGGCTGGCGCTTAACACCACCAGGAAGAAGGGATAGTTTTGAATATTGCGGATTATATCCCTTACGGTAGAGAAAATGCCGTTTCAAGGGCCGAATTGCACCGATTAACGGGGATTCCTGACCGGGATATCCGGGACGCCATAAAACGGGCCAATATACCCCTTGCAGCGGAAGGAAAGGCTATCCTTTCCTCTGCTGGAGCGAGAGGATACTGGATCACCGAGGACATGGCGGAAATGGAGGCCTATCTTGCGGAATCCGCACGCCGATCCAAGAGCCAGTACCAAAATGACGCACCTGTCCGCAATTTGGTGCGGCGGCTGGGTGGTACCGGCACCGTGCACGTTACCGACTACTATCGGCGGGTGAGAAAATCAGACCCGGAGATTTCCGGGCAGATCACATTCGGGGAGGGCTGACAGATGGCACAGATGGAAAAAGGGTCATTCCTGATCGGCCTGAAATACAAAAAGCAGATCGACGGCCTGTCAGATGAAAGTGCCGGGAGGCTGCTGAAAGCCCTGATGGCTCACGAGATGGGAGAAACCTGCGAATTGAATGATGGGGGCACAGAAATGCTCTACTCCATTATGGCCGATGAGCAGGACGAAAACCGCAAAAAATATGAAGAAAAATGCAAGAGCAAGCAGGAAGCCGGTGCTATGGGAGGGCTGGCAAAAGCGGCAAAAGCCAAATCCGAAAAGGGAAGTCTGGCAAATGTAGCAAGTGCTAGCTGTGCTAACAAAGACATAGCAAATCTACATGATAATGATTGTGATTGTGATTATGAAGGTGATAAGGAAAAAGAACATAAGGACTTTTGCCCGGAGCCTTTACAGGCGTCCGTGCCGGAATCGAAAAGTCCCCCTGTGATTTCCCTGATCCTCAACGACAAGAGCCTGTATCCCGTTACAGCAGAACAGGTGAAACGCTGGGCGGAGCTTTTCCCAGGTGTAGATATTATGCAGCAGCTCCGCAATATGGCGGCATGGCTGGAATCGAATCCTGGGCGGAGAAAAACCAAAAGAGGAATCCAGAAATTTATTACCGGTTGGCTATCCAGAGAGCAGGATCGCAGCAAAGGAATCTTTAAGCCGCCTACTCCGGTAAAACCGGAGATACCTCAGGCACCTGTCCCGCAAGAGCTTTCCCCGGGTAAGACTTGGGCGGAAGTGTACAATGACCACCCGGCAGATATTGAGCCGGGCATGAGCTGGGAGGATCTGGTGTAATGAGTGTAGAGGCAGAGATGAGCGTGTTGGGTGGAGCAATCCTTGACCAGCAATGCGCGCATGCAGCAGTAGACGCTCTGGCTCCGGAAATGTTTTCCCACGACCACACCCGGAAAATCTTTGAAAAAATCTCTGACCTGTATTGGGCCGGAAAGCCCATAGATACCACGGTACTGATCTCTGAAATGCCGGAAGAAAAAGTAACGCTGGTAAAGCTGTCACAGTATATCCCCACTCTTTCCCATTTTGGGGATTATCTCTGCATTGTGCAGGGAGACTGGCAGATCGCAAAGCTGGAAAACAGTCTTTTTGCTCTGAGCCAATCCGGTGGAAATTTGGATGAGAAGCTGGGTGAATTGGAGGCGCTGCTTGCAAAGCACAAGGAGCTTTCCAGCAACCGCACAAACGATAACATTTCATCCTTTGCCGAGGCGGCCCAAGAATTTCAGGCCTGGCTACGAGAACGGCAGGAGGATACCCCAAAAAGCGGATATGAAAGCCTTGACAGGGCAACCGGAGGTTTTATGGCGGGATCTGTGTTTGTGATTGGCGCAAGGCCTGGCTGTGGTAAAACCGATTTCGCTGTAAACCTGGCGCTCCGCATGGGAAAGCAGGGGAAAAAAGTGCTGTATTTTAGCATGGAAATGACCAATATCCAGCTGATGCAGCGGGTAGCCTCTCACTTGCTAAAAATCAACAGCCAGAGGGTCAGAGACCGGATTTTATCAGACAAAGAAATAGAAAAGGTAGATTGGGCGCTGAAGCAGTTTGAAAACCGGGAGAAGCTGAGTTTTGTACAGGAGCCAAGGGTGTCAGTCAAGCGGATCAGGCACTACATAGACCTATGGAAACCTGATGCGGTGATTATCGACCATATAGGCCTGATGGAGCGCCCGAAGGTGCGGGATCAGTACCGGGCGATTGGAGAAATCTCCAATGAGCTGAAGCAGATAGCTCTGGAAAAGAAAATATCCCTGATCGAGCTGGTGCAGATGAACCGGGCCATTGAGAGCAGGGCAAATAAGATCCCCACCCTGGCGGATCTCCGGGAAAGCGGGGACGTGGAGCAGGATGCCGATTATGTTGGTTTTCTGGTGCCGGAAAATATGCAGGAAAAGAATTTGATCGGCGATGAGAGCGCAGATATTGTGTTGTATCTGCAAAAAAACAGGCACGGCAGACCGGGAAATTTCCGGTACCGCTGGCAGCCGCAATATCACAGATTTTCGGAGGTGGAAACACGATATGGATAAATGGCAATTTTATGAGGCTATGAAGAAAAGGCTCCAGGAAATGAATATACCGCCGCAGGACTATGAGCGGATAATCCAGAAACTGGCTGATTTTTTGGAAATCTGAATGGGAAAAGGAGAACAACTATGACGGACTGGCAAGCAACAGCCCTTGAAGAAAAATACGGGGTTATGGTTATAGACAGCGAGTGCCCCGGTGACTTGAGGTATATCCGCGATAACGCCGGGAAAAACCTTGCTATCAGCAGCGGCAAAGTCAAGGGAGATATGATTCTGCTAAATAAAAAACAGCTGTTGGCGGTGTGCCAAGAGCTTCCGCAAATTCTGAGAGAAATGGGATTGGCAGTGTAACGCAGCTGATTCGAAACGGAGGAAATCATCAAGATATGGACTACATAGAATTCTTAAAACAGAAGCAGATGACGGCACACCCTACGGGTTTTGAGTCTGGCCCGCTACCGAAGCGTCTCTTTGATTGGCAGACCGCTGTCACCGCATGGAGCGTCCGACGAGGCCGAGCATCGCTCTTTGAAGACTGTGGCCTGGGGAAAACCGGACAACAGCTTTCATGGGCGCAGGAAGTGAGCTGGCAGGCAAGTGGCCCGGTTTTGGTACTGACCCCCCTTGCAGTGGCCGCTCAGACCAAGCGGGAGGGATTTAAGTTTGGAATCCCTGTTACCATAGCGGAAACCGCCGATGATATCCAGCCCGGTGTGAATGTTACCAATTACGAAAAGCTTGACAAATTTGATACCGGGCGCTTTGCCGGGGTGGTGCTTGACGAAAGCTCCATCCTTAAGGCCTACACAGGAAAGGTGAAGCGGGAGATCGTCAAATCCTTTGCGGAAACTCCATACCGCCTGACCTGCTCCGCAACCCCCGCACCCAACGATCTCATGGAACTGCTGAATCAAGCGGAATTCCTTGGAATCATGAAATCCAGCGAGGCACTGTCATGCTGGTTTATCGTGGATCAATCCGATGCGGGCCACTATCGGTTGAAAGGCCATGCTGAAAAAGATTTTTGGCGCTGGGTGGCAAGTTGGGCCGTATGCATCGAAAAGCCCTCCGACATCGGGTACAGCGACGAAGGATATATCTTGCCGCAGATTAGCGAGGAGGACGTGACCGTTCAGAGCGAGGCCCCGGAGGATGTTTTTTCGGCTATTCGAGAAAAGCCGGATATGAGTGCTACGGGATTCCACAGAGAAAAGCGCCGAACCATCCACCAGAGAGCGGAAAAGTGTGCGGAGATTGTTGCCTCCTCCCAGGAACAATTCGTGGTATGGTGCTATCAAAACGATGAGGCAGATCTGCTGAAAGCCATGATTCCCGGCGCGGTGGAGATCCGGGGCAGCGATAAGACAGAACATAAGGAACAGGCGGCGCTGGACTTCATTGACGGGAAGTTCCGTGTGCTGATCTCCAAGCCCTCCATCTTCGGCTACGGCTTGAATTTTCAAAACTGTTGGAACATGGTCTTTTGTGGCCTGGATTACAGTTTTGAAAGCTATTATCAGGCAATTCGCCGCGCTTACCGTTTCGGTCAAAAGCACCCTGTGAATATCTGGCGAGTGATCGGCGAGAACGAACGCGCCATTCTGGATACCATTGACCGCAAGGCCCGGCAAAAGCAACACATGGCCCGCAGTATGGCCAAGGCCATGAAAGAATTTCAGACCGAGGCTCTACATGGTCGGGAATTCATTTTGAACCTTGAAAAACAGAACGCCGATTTCCCGGCGTGGTTAAGGAGTGAAGTTGCATGATCGAGGTAAAAACCGATAAATACGCTCTATACAACGGGGACTGTGTGGAACTAACTGCGCAAATTCCTACTGAGAGCGTTCATTTTGAAATCTTTTCGCCGCCCTTCGCCAATCTTTACATATATTCGGACGATCTGCGGGACATGGGCAACTGCAAAAATGAGGAAGAATTTTTCCAGCAGTTTGACTTTCTGATTCCTGAATTATACCGGGTTTTGATGAATGGGCGCATATGTGCCGTCCACTGCAAACAACTTGCCCGGTACAAGTCCACGGACGGTGCGGCGGGCTGGTATGATTTCCGGGGTGACATTATCCGGCATTTTGAAAAGGCGGGATTCCAGTATCACAGCGAAGTGGTGATTTGGACTGACCCAGTCATGGAAATGCAGAAAACAAAAACCCAGCGATTGCTTTATGCCCAGCTTCAGCGGGACGCAAGCCTTTCCGGGATCGGAATGCCGGAGTACCTCTGCATTTTCCGAAAATGGGAGGGTGACGGGAAAAACCTTGAACCTATCCGACACTTTCGGGACGAAAAAGCCGCTCTGGAAGCGGGCGGGCAAGCGGAGCAGGTGCTTGATCTTCCCCTCTGGCAACGATATGCCTCCCCGGTGTGGTTTGACATTCGGCGGACGGACGTCCTGAATGCAAGAATTGCCCGGACTGACCGGGACGAAAAGCATATCTGCCCTCTGCAGTTGGACGTGATCCGACGGGCAGTGCAGCTTTGGACGAATCCTGGAGATATCGTATATTCTCCATTCGGCGGAATCGGTTCTGAGCCCTATGTTGCTTTGGAGCAGAATCGGCGGGCTATTGCCGTTGAGTTGAAGCCGGAATATTTCCAGCAGATGAAAGAGAACTGCGAGAACGTTACCGATGAAAGTCAGCTTACGTTCGGAGAATTGGGGGCAGGAGCATGAGCAGACTACTATCTAACGCCCGCCGGTCTGGACTGCGGCAGCAGGAAATCTACCACAAGCGGCAGGCTGACAAAACGCCGAAGGATCGGCGAAAATCTAGAATACATACCCGGGGTAAGCGGAGGTAGAAAATGGACTTAGAACACGCTGCCATTGAGCAACTGAAGCTTGCAGAGGAAATGAGCTTGAGGTATTACCAGAAGCCTTTGATGGTTACATACAGCGGCGGGAAAGACAGTGATGTGTGTGTGGAGCTTGCCCGCCGGGCTGGAATCCAGTTTGAGGTAGTGCATAGTCATACCACGGCAGATGCGCCGGAAACGGTATATCATGTCCGCAAGCGATTTTATGATCTGGAATTGCAGGGTGTGCCCTGTCAGATTGTTTACCCGCAGTACAAGGGACGCCGAACCAGTATGTGGGACTTAATCCCTAAAAAGCTTATCCCGCCTACACGCATAGTAAGATATTGCTGCTCGATAATCAAAGAGACTGCGGGCGGGAACCGAGCCATCGTAACAGGGGTGAGAGCGGCCGAGAGCGTACAGCGATCCGGAAGAGGGGAGTTTGAAACAATAACCCCGCACAGAGCAGACAAGGTTATCTTAAATAACGATAATGACAGCCGCCGCAAAATCATGGAAACTTGTCAGATGCAGGGAAAGACTGTTTTTAATCCCATTTTGTATTGGGAAAACGCTGATGTATGGAGTTTTCTCAAGGAATCAAAAGTTGAAACAAATCCTTTGTACCAGTGTGGATTTCATCGGGTGGGATGCATTGGCTGTCCGATGGCAGGGAGTAATCGCTATGATGAGTTCCGTATGTTTCCTAAATATGAAAACCTGTATAGAAAGGCGTTTGCCCGAATGCTGGAAGCCAGAAAAGCCAAAGGAAAACCTGAAATCTGGAAATCAGCTGATGAAGTTTTTCGCTGGTGGATTGAAGACAAGAACCTTGACGGTCAGCTTGACCTGTTCGGCGGCGAGGTTGGTGGTTAGAAAATGGTTCACTTGGGCGATATCACAAATCACACAAAGGCGAGGATTTCCGCAAAGTCCTTGAAGCGCTTGCCCAGATCGCAGACCCTGCAGGGGTGGTACAAAGACAGTACTTATTGTCAGACTACCTCTGCTGCTATGGCGCAGGAAGTGATTTGGCAGAATTTTGAGCCAAGCGGGCAGCTCACGTTTGAAAACAAAACTTGAAAAGGAGAGTCCAAATGAAAAAATATGAATTTACAGAAGAAATAAAAAGGATCGGTGGAGGCTGGATTGAGAGAGAAGAGAATCTGAGCCATGAAGGATCTTGTTGGGTCTATGGCAACGCTTGGGTCTATGGCAACGCTCGGGTCTGTGACAGCGCTCGGGTCTATGACAACGCTCGGGTCTATGGCAGCGCTCGGGTCTATGGCGACGCTCAGGTCTGTGACAACGCTCAGGTCTGTGACAACGCTCAGGTCTATGGCGACGCTCGGGTCTGTGGCAGCGCTCGGGTCTGTGGCAGCGCTCGGGTCTGTGGCGGGGAATGGGATAAATCCCCATTGTACATACAGGGGACTAGATGGAGCTTTAATGTCGCTAGCGACACGAAGATACAAGTGGGCTGCCAGCGGCACACCTGGCAGGAATGGCACGATAAATTCCGGGAGATTGCAGCAGAACATGCCGGAGAAGATATTATTCCTGAGTATGTCCAATATTTTAACCTCGCCTGCAAGCTGTACAGCCATGAAGATTGTTTGATTGAGGAGGTGTAGAAATGAAAATTAAAATGCTTTGTACCGTCAGACCTGATCTTATATTTTTGGCAAAGCCCGGGACAGTTTTACGGGTCGGAAGAGTATACGAGGCCGTTGTGAACCCATTGGGCGCAGTTTCTGGAATATGCGAAAACGGCGAAGTGTTGGGCGTAAAGCCAGGAGAATTTTTAAGATTGGAGGTATAGAAATGAGAGAAATACTGTTTCGGGGGAAAAGGCTAAACACTGGAGAATGGATATACGGAAACGTTTGTATTATATATGAAAGATACTATAGCATCATTGACAAAAAAGATGGAAGATATTGGGTTGACCCCGCCACTGTGGGCCAGTACACAGGCCTGACCAACAAGAACGGTGCGAAGATTTTTGAGGGGGATATTGTAAGCACAAAAGAGTACGGGAAAGACGCACACGGCTTAAACCATGTCGGATTTGACACGTTTCAAATTAGACATTATGGATATGCGGTATACCTTGAAAATAGTAAACGTAAATTCATGCTGACCCCCAGCACTGCGCAAACTTGCGAGATTATCGGCAACGTCCACGATAATCCGGAGCTGTTGGAGGTGAGAGAATGAGCGAGTGGATCAGCGTAAAGGACAGGCTTCCGGAGCTTGGAAACGGGCAAGGGAGAAACCAATATCTAGTGTGTTACATAACGCCGAAACGCCGAAAGGAGAATGAACATGGAGAGATTGACGTACAAAGTGCATGCTAATGATGATGTAATTTCCGGGGAGGAAATCCATTATGAGTCTGAGCATGACGGTATGTACATGTGGGGTGTACCAAGGAAATTTAGGGGGGCGGCTATTGACCGCCTCGCCGCCTATGAGGACACCAGATTGACGCCGGAGAAAGTAGAGATACTTTCTTGCAGCTATCCCAAAATTTTTGATATGGTAGATGAACTAAATGAATATCGAGATATTGGCACTATCAAGCATCTACAAAAACTGGTAAAAGCCGAGCAGGATGGAAGACTGGTGGCGCTACCGCCCGATATAAAGTGTGAGGAGTGCGGGAAACTTTATAAGCCCTTTTTGGGGCATGATTGCAAAATGAAAAAGGGGGAATAAAAATGCCTGAGTACATAGAACGGAAATTATTATTAAAAGAACTACGCAAAGAGCACAGAGAGTGTGAAAAGGACTGGGAAAAAATGGGCGGTGAATCCATTCTGCTTGCGGAAGGAGTTGAAAGCGCAATTGACATTGTAAAAAGCTTCCCCGCCGCCGACGTTGCCCCGGTGGTGCATGGGAGGTGGATTCACACGGATTCTCACCTGTGGTATAAGACCGACGATGGGAGAATTGATGAATGGAGGCTTGATGTGGATTACCATAATGGCCCTGAGTGTCAGGTTTGTGGCTATACTCCTTGTATGCATTGTCACCCGGACTACATGGAAGACAAATGCCCTAAAGGCCATTATATCTGTTCAGAATGTGCAAATGAATCTGTTGATGGGCATGAAAAATTTTGCCCCAACTGCGGGGCTAAGATGGATCTGGAGGCTGATAATGTGCCGGGAAGCGTTTGACTGGGAAAAGATGGCCGCTGATCTGGAGACAGAAATCGAAAAGTATGAACGGCTCTTGGAAAAGCTTAATGCAGAGCCAGGCAGAGGGATAGAAGCAGCAGCACTAAGGCTATGCTATGAAGATATTCTCGTTGAAATGAAATGCAACAGGAAACTTTTCCTCCAACGAGCAAAAGAAAGGAGTAACCATGACTAAAGAGCTTTTAGAGCAATATCCCGATCTCTGCGCGGAGATCAAAGAACTGGAAGAGCAAATTCGCCGGGGAGTCAGTGATACCGTTTCCGGCAGCTCGCCAGATTATCCCTACACCCAGCACCCGATCACTATTAAGGGGGAACCGCCTCATTTGCGCGAAAGGTTGGAAACGCTCAAAAAGCAAAAGGCGAATATTGAGGCTTTTGTGGCCGGGCTGCCTCGGCCCGAAAAAAGGATTATAGAGTCCGTTATAAAGCATGGAACCAAGTGGAATGTGGTGCGCAGAGCGTTAGATAGCAACAAATCCTCCGATGCCTTGAGGATGGAATACAAAAGAATTTTTGAAAAATTTTGAAAAGGTTCGTTTTGTTCGTTTTGTTCGTTTATAATAATAATAGAACCAGTATAAAATCGCTTACATCTTCTCCTTGCGAAAACCGCTACGCTTATAGGCGCGGCGGTTTTTTCGCGACACTATCACTGCTTATTGTAGCAGACCCGGAGGAGTTTTGCAATGGCGGAAATTGGTAAAAAGCAAGATAAACAGAAAATCAAGGAGGCGCTATTGAAAAGAGCGCTGGGATATGACTATGAGGAAAAGATCATGGAGGCTAGAAAAGACGGTACGCAAAAGGTGCGAGTGATTAAGAGGCATGTACCACCTGATACCAAGGCCGCAGAGAGGATATATTTCCTTATTGAGTCAGGTAGGTGGTAACTATGAGCAACTGTCCAAGACCTGGTAAATGTATCTATGATGATTTCCGGCGCTGTGGTGTGCATTTCTGTGTTAGGGCGAAATGTATGTATCAAAGCACAAAAAGCAAAGAGAGATACATAGGCTCGGAAAAGGAAAAAGGGACGGGAAAAAGAAAATAAAAAAGCAACGTAAGAATAAGAAGCGATAAACACAGAGGTGCTAAGTGAGAGTCGGATATCACCCGCGAAAAAAAGAAGCGCCCGAAAAAAACGATCTAAAAAAGCAAGGGTTTTATTTAAGCAGGGTTTGGCGCAGGATTAGGATTGAAGCTTTACAGAGGGACAATTACCTGTGCCAAAACTGCTTGAGAAATCACCGCATAAAAACAGCCACAGAAGTACACCACATCAAGCCTTTAGCAGATTATCCAGAGTTAGGACTTGAACTCGACAATCTGGAGAGCCTCTGCTGGCAGTGCCATGAAGAGACTAAAGAGCGAAAGAAGAAGAGAACTCCGCAAGGGGTAAGAATTATAAAGGTAAGCAATGGGAGTGAAGATTAGTTAGGAGAAGATAGAGAGTAACAGAGATACCTCAATTATCCTGCTGATACCCCCCTCCCTAAAAAGTCAAAAAGCCTTACAAATACAACCGCGTGCCCTCCTACCTTGGTATCGATTGTGATTTTTTATAGGGGGTGTAGTTTTTTGAAGGCATATTTATAGAAAGGGGAAATGCCTGTATGGGGCCTGTAAAAATGGAGAAATTCATGCGGGATTTACCAGATGATAAGGAAATAAAGAGGGAATTTAAGCGGATTTTTACCTTGTTTCAGGACGCTCCGGAGAAACAACTTGAACTTGCCGGTAAGGAGATTTCGAGAGCGGCATTTCTTGCGGTGACGATTGATAGGCTTGAAATCGATATCTCCAGAAACGGATATGAAGAACCATACCAGAACGGGGCCTATCAAACAGGGAAGAAAAAAACGGCGGCGGCAGATTTGCATGTTTCATATACAAAAAACTTTTTGGCGGTAATGAAGCAGCTGCATTCTGTGCTTGGAGCGATGGAAGAGGAAAGCGCGGGGGATTCCTTTGACGAATTCTAAAATTCCAGAAGAGATTCGTAAGAGCGGCGCGTTTCAATACGCTGAAAACGTGATTTCCGGCAAGATAGTTTCAGGCAGGAAAAGAGTACAAGCTTGTCAACGTTTTATCGATGAGCTGAATCGTTCTTACACAGAAAGAGAATACCCCTGGAAGTTTGACCTCGAAAAAGGATATCGCCCTATTAGATTTATCGAGCAGTTTTTGATGCCGACAAAAGGTAATTATGACAAAATGGAGCTCTTACCCTGGCAGCACTTTGTGGAAGCGAATTTGTACGGCTGGATTTCCAAGAAAACAGGTTACCGCAGGTTCCGGGAAGGAATTATTATTGTAGGCCAGGGAAACGGGAAATCTACGATGATTGCCGGAAACGCCGCTTATGGTTTGACAAAAGACGGGGAGCGCGGCGCTGAAGTGTATTGCCTTTCAAACTCCAAGGAGCAGGCAAGAATTATTTTCAACGAATGCTCTTCCCAAATCAAGGCCAGTCCCATTCTTTCCAGACATGTGAGAATTACCAAGCAGGGGATATTTTTTGATAAAAGCGCCAGCAAATTTCAGCCGTTGGCATCGGATAGCCGGAATCTTGACGGGCGCAACGTACACATGGGTGTGTTTGATGAAATACACGAATTCCGGGATTACAAGCTCATCAATGTTATCAAAGGTAAAATCAAAAAGAGAAAGCAGCCTTTGATTATCTATATCACCACTTTGGGAACAGTGCTTGATGGGCCCCTTATGGACTATTACGTGCTGGGAGAGCAAATTTTAGACAATACCGGGGCGATTGCGACCAGGGCCGCAGATCGCTTTTTTGTTTACATAGATGAGATAGACAAGGAGGACGATCCCGGAAACCCGGAATGCTGGGGAAAAGCAAATCCTTCACTCGGCGCTTTGCTGGATCAGGAAGACCTTTTGGACGAGTGGGAGCGAGTAAAAACCGTTCCCGCAGAGAAAAGCAATTTTATCAATAAGCAGCTCAATGTGTTTACCTCAGTGGACGAGCTGTCTTATCTGGATATCAATGTGATCCGGAAAAATAATCAGGAAATCGATATGGAGAACCTGAAGGGTGCGTTATGTTACGGAGGGTTTGATTTGTCAGAAACGGAAGATTTCACTTCCGCCTGCCTGGAATTTCAACTGCCGGAAAATCGGTTTTTTGTTTTGGAACATTCCTGGGTGCCTGAGAAAAAGATGAAAGAAGATCATGAAAAATTAGACTGGGGATTTTTGCAGGAAATGGGTTGGCTTACTGTTGTGCCGGGCGAATACGTGGATTATAACTTGGTTTATAAGTGGTTTGCGGAAATGAGAACTCTTTATCGTATCGACAGTATCGGCTACGACCCGGCGAAGGCTTTTCTCCTTACGCAGCTTATGAGAGAGCAGGGGTTTTCTCTGGACGAGGTAAGACAAGGAGAATTGACCTTGACCGCTCCAATGGATCACTTGAAGGAGCGGTTTTTAGATGGGGATATTATACACAACAACAACCGCATGTTTAGCTGGTACCTGGGAAATGTGAAATTGACCAAGAGAGGGCCTAATGCCACCTATCTTCCAACAAAACAAAATAAATACCGGAAAATAGACGGTTTTGCGGCGCTGCTTTGTGCTCACACACAGTATTTGCGCAAAAACGCAACGATAATTCCTCCGGAAAAGAAGCTGAGCACAGTTATTACTTTAGAGTAAGGTGAAACGAAATGAGTATTATAACGCGGATCAAAGAAATTCGCAGGAACAGGATCATAAAATCAGCTCTGGGAAGCGGTCTTATCGTTCGCGGCAAAGAGCAGTTACCCGGAGGCCGTTCTGTTTTTTGGAGCCGGGGAGATTTTACGCTTGAAAATAGCGAGCTTCTATTTTCAGCAGTTTCCAGGATCTCAAATTCGCTGTCTGCCATGCCAATACAGCTATACATGGGCTCCAAGGCGATAAAAAACGAGTTAAATGATCTTGTCAGTTTTTCCCCCAATCCAAGCATGACAAGCTGCCAATTTATCAAAACTATGGAATCCTGCCGGGGAACATCGGGAAATGCTTATGCTCTAAAAATAGTAGGGACTACCGGTAAATTAGAGAGACTTGATATTTTGAATCCCGCCAGAGTGCAGCCTATTATGAACAGCGATACTGAAGAATTATGGTACAAAATTACGCCTGAAACTGGCCGGGAGCTTTATGTTCATAATTACTACGTGATACATATTCCCTTTATTTCGACGAATGGGTATTCTGGGATCAGTCCGGTATCGGTATTACACGACACCATCGAGTATGCGGAAAATATAAAAAAGTTTTCTGTAAAGCAGCTGGAGCAGGGAGTAAATGCGGCGGTTGTTTTAGAGGCCCCGGCGAATTTGTCCGAACCGCAGAAAGTGGATATGATATCAGACTTTATGGATACTTACAAAAAAACCTCAGGAAATATTTTGTTGCTGGAATCGGGCGTCACAGCCAAAAGTTTGAATCTCTCTCCGGTAGACAACAAACTTTTTGAGGTAGAAAAAATCACACGCTCCAAGGTTGCTATGGTTTACAATATCCCGCCTCACCTTTTGGGAGATTATTCCGATGCCTCTTTTTCTTCGCAGGAACAGCAAATGCTGGAATTTTTAATGCTCACAATGCTGCCTATTGTAGTTGCTTACGAGCAAGAGCTAAACAGGAAGCTCCTCACCTGTGAGCAGCGGAGAAGGGGATATCATTTTAAGTTTAACATGGATTCCATTCTTCGGGCCGATGCCGCTACCCAAGCGGAGGTGGATTATAAGGCAGTACGCAGTGCATGGAAAACCCCGGACGAGATCAGGGCGGAACGAAATCTGCCTCCCCTGCCAGGCGGAACAGGTAAAAAAGCGATGATTTCTCAAGACCTTGCAACGCTGGAATATACCGTAAATACAAAGCCAAGAGTTTTGGCGGAAAAACCTGAACCCCAAAAGGAGGAACCACAAGATGAAAAAAATTGAAAAATCGTCAGTTCTCGGCCTGAAGGCAGCGGACGCCACCGCAGATATCGGGCTTATCAATAAATATAGCAGAAAGGAGCTTACACCGGAGGAAGTATACTGTTTTTCCGTTATTCTCTGCGACAACGAGGTGGACAGGGACAACGAGCGATTTACTGTAAACGCCTTGGAGCAGCTTGCTGGGCTTTTCGTTGGAAAAACCGGCATTTTTGACCACAGGTGGGAAGCAAAAGGGCAAATTGCCAGACTGTACCGGGTAAACGTGGAGGAAACAACGGGGAAAAACAGTATGGGAGAGTCCCTATGTGTTCTCCGGGGAAGCGCTTATATGCTGAGAACTGAAGAAAACCAGCCTGTTATCAACGCAATAGAGGGAGGAATCCTGAAAGAAATTTCAGTAGGATTTTCCGTGAAAAAGATCGTCTGCTCTATTTGCGGTGAGGCTATGGGCTGGGACGGCTGCCCTAACGGTCACCACAAGGGGGATATTTGTGAGGGGAAATTATGCGTCGGGGAACTGTGCGACCCAACAGATGCCTATGAATTTTCCTTTGTGGCCGTACCCGCGCAAAGAGGCGCGGGGGTAACAAAAAGCCTGTCTGATACTAAAGCCGCCCTGGAAGAGCTTCTGGCGTCAGATATCAGCGGCGAGCCTGACATGGTTAGCGCCTTGTCAGAGTATTGTAAAGCCATGCAGATGAGCGTGGAGGAAAGGGAACGGCGAAAAAGGCTGATTTCCGAAAATATCAAATTTTTAGAAGGAAAGGATTGATCGAAATGGCAACACTGTTTGAGCTGAAAGAAAAGATGGCAGAAATGAGCGAGGCTGTCCGGGCAGATGCGGAATGGATCTCCGAAAAAGCCAGTGACCCCACGGTATCTATGGAGGATATCGAAGCAAAAGAGAGCCACAGGGACGAAATGCAGAAGCGCTTTGATTTGATCAAAAGGGAGCATGACGCGCTGGAAAAAGCGCAAAGGGAAGCGGTCAAGCGTAAGAGCGAGGCGGAACCGAAAAATGACGCGGAAAAGAAAATGGCGGCAAAGGCGGCCTTTTATCGTGCGGCGCTGACCGGCGGCGACATCCGCAAGGCGTATGAGGGCCTGGGCGCCATTCCGGCATCTACGGCGGATCTCGGAAAAGGGGAAAATCTGCTGCCCACAAACGTCAGCAACGAGCTGATCACGGAGCCCACGGAGGAAAACGCTCTGCGCCGGGTGGAGCCGGTAACGCAGATTTCCGGACTGGAGGAGCCGAAGCTGCTGTTCTCCATCGAGGATTCCGACCTGGCCGATGTGACCGATCAGGAAACCGCAAACGAAATCAAAACCGAGGGTGATACGGTTTCCTATGGCCGATTCAAAACCAAAATCGTATGTACGGTAAAGGACACGGTACTTTACGGCACTGATACCAACCTTGTCGCTACCATTGAGGCGGCGCTGCGCTCCGGAATCGCGATCAAAGAAAAAATGAGGGCCTTTGCCCCCGCCACCGGTGCCGGAGCGTATGATGCTACCCATAAGCATATGAGCTTTTACGCGGTCAAAGCTGACGGCGCGACCGAAATCAAAACGGTGGAGGGCGCGGATTTAATTGAAGCAATTTTGAACGCCTGGGCCGATTTGGATGAAAGCTTCGCTGCAAATGCGGCCTGTGTTATGCGGAAGCAGGACTATTATGCCGCCGTGCGTACCTTGGCAAATGGCTCTGCTGACCTGTGGGGAAAGAAACCGGAAGATATTCTGGGGATCCCCGTAATATTCTGCGACCGCGCTGTGACTCCCGTTGTCGGTGATTTCCGCTACTCCAAGCAGAATTATGATATCGGCACGATTTTTGAAACCGACAAGGACGGCAAGAAGGGAGAATATTACTTTATCCTGACTGCATGGGGAGATCATCAGATCAAGCTGAAGAACGCCTTCCGGCTCGCAAAGGTGAAATCGGGGGAATGAATGCGGGCTCCGGGAACGACCCGGCGGATGACCCGCAGGAAGCACTGTTAAAAATCGGGTCTCAGGAACTCACCCTGACTCCTTCTAAGGCGGCATATGCGGCAACGACTTCCAATGCTACCAACAAGGTGACGATAACGGGAAAAGGTACTTACTCTTTGACGTTAAACGGGGCAGCGCTTGAAAACGGAGAAGCTGCTGCCTGGGAAGAAGGAGAAAACACACTGACTGTGACTGTAAGCAATGGAGCTTCTGGCACCGAAACGGTGTATACAATCCTTGTGACAAGAGGAGTGTGAGCCAATGGTCACAGTAAAAGAGCTGGCAGAGTATTTGCACCTCCCTGACGGCGAAGAAAAACTTTCCCGGTATCTTTCCGCCGCCCGTTCAAAGGCCAGGGCGGCGGGAGTACCGGAATACAAAAACAACGCACAATATGATCTTTTCGTTTTGGCGCTGGCGGCCATGTACTATGATAACCGGGGCATGGCGTTTTCTGGCAGCTATCAGGCAACGGCAGAAGCGAACGCAACCCGGCTTATCAATAGCTTTGTGCTGGAGCTACGGCATGCCGGAGAGGATTTGGAGGTAACTGATGAGCAAAAGCGCTAATGCCGGGGAACTGAAAACCCTGGTAAAAATAATCAGCGTTGCTCACGAAACGGACAGCGAGGGGTTTTCCAATAATACGGAAAAGAATGTGTTTGGGGAGGGAAACGCTGTCTTTGTAAAATGGGTCAACGCGCACGGATCGGAAGCATTTGTTGCTATGCAAATGCAGCTCAAAGAGCCTGCTACCCTCACAATGCGGTACTCAGATAAAATCAAAGCGGATTGCTTGGTTTATAAAGGGAATGACCCGGAGCCGTTTGAAATTATCAGTATCGATAATGTTGAGGAGCGTTGCGCATGGCTGGAAATCAAAGTGCAGAGGAGGGTAAAAGCAAGGTGAGTGTAGATGAGAAAATCAGAAACGCTTTGCTGCCGTTTGGTGATCCTGTAGAAAACGGGATTTACCAGGGGAAAGAAAAGCGGTACTATACCTTTTCCTACAGCACTTTGGGTTCTGACTACGGAGATGATTCTCCCGGAGCGGAACGTTACCTTATTACCATCCATTTTTTTGCTCCTTTGCGGGAAAACATAACAAAAAGGGTGAAAAGCACCAAACATGCGTTGTTTCATTCTGGTTTTACCTGGCCCGAAACAGTGAACGCCTCCGATGAAGACGCGCGTCATATAGTATTCGAGTGCGAGACGGCGGAAGGGGTGTAAGCTGATGCCGCAATTTAAGGTGGAGGGACTCGGAGAGTTGTCCGCAGCACTGGAGGATATGACAATGCTGCCGGACGAGGTGCTGGACAGTATGCTTTATGCGGAAGCCGATGTAGTGGAACCCGCAATCAAAGCAAAAGCTTTAGCTTATGGAGTAAACGACACAGGGAAACTGGTAAATACAATCAAAAGAGGAAAGGTGAAGCGCTCTGCAGATGGCAGGGCGCTTTCCGTTTCCGCGCAGGGAAGCAGAACCAGAGGCGGGATAACCACCCGAAATTCCGAGATTGCTTTTCTAAACGAGTACGGAAAAAGGAACGTCCCAGCAAGGCCCTTTATGCGAGACGCCACAGAAGAAAGCGCGGACGAGGCGGTTCAGGCCGCCGAAAGGATCTATGACGAATATCTAAAATCAAAAAACTTGTGAAAGGATTGATGTACTATGGCAGCATTTGGAGCAAATTTCCCCTGTTTTAAGCCTGACAACAAAGAAAACGGCGTGGTAGTCGGAAAGCTGGTTTCCGCAAATCTCACGGTAAATATGGCAAGCGGGGAGCTCTTTGCCGATGACGCCCTAGATGAACAGATTTCTGAATTCGCCAGCGGCAGCGTGGCGATGGAAACCAATGATATGGAGGACGATGTGGCCTCTGAAGTGTACGGCTGTTCCGTTTCGGAAAAAGAGGTTATTTATAACAAGGGAGATGACGCTCCCCGTGGTGTATTGGCCTACTATAAGACCCTGCTGAGAAACGGGAAAAAAAAGTATAAGTCCTTCGTTTATCCCCGTGCGAAGGCGGCCCTCGGCAATGACAATGCTCAGACCAGGGGCAGCTCTATCACGTTCCAGACCACTTCCACCACTTTTACGGTACAGCCCGATGATACCGGGGTATGGAGAAAAACCAAGGTGTTTGACACGGAAGCGGAGGTCAAGGCCTATATTCGGGAGGCTACGGCTATTCCCGATTCTGTGGATAGCGGAGAGACGGGAAAACAGCCCGCAGGCGAAAACTAAGAAAATATTTTGTGGCGGTGGGCGGATTACGATCCGCCCCTTTTGCCGCAAAAAAGGAGGGGCTATGAACAGGACGGTAACCGTTAGTATAAACGGGCAGGAGAGAACGCTGAACTACTCGATAGAGATCATGTTTGAAATGGCTGAAAAGTACGGAAATATCAATAAAGCGCTGGAAGCTATGGCCAAGGACAGCAAGGAAGGGTTTGAGGCTGTCCGGTGGTTTGCGCTTAAAATGGCAAATGACGGGGAACTGCTGCGCAGAGATCAGGGGTTTGACAAGACCCCGCTGCTCACAGAAAAGGACGTAAGCAGTAGAATGCACCCTTTAGAATACAGCTCATTGCGAGATGCGGTGATAGACGCTATCGTGCTGGGATATCAGCGAGATTTCAAACCTGAATCCGAAGAAATAGATTTAGGACTTATGGAGCTTAACGCAAAAAAAACACAGGCCGGGAACTGATACCGCAATATCACTACATTGCTGTGACATTGCTGCACCTGTCCCGGCATGATTTTTATCGCATGAATCCCGGCCTGCTGTTTGATTTGGTGCAGATTCACAATGAAAGATACGGAAAGAAAAAAGAAGCAGAGCTGGATTGACACCGGCTCTGCTGTTTGATTTGGTGCGTTTGTTTCAATACACGCCTCCCATAAGAAGGCAACCAACTCATTTTCCTTTGCCGTTTTGCGACAGCTGAGATTTAGGATGATATCTGAAAATAAACCAAATTCTGTATATCACGAAAGCAATAGAGTAAATCAGATTCAGAAAAAGAACAACCCAATAAAGGGTAAAATTTCCGCGATTTGCGGAGGCATACGTGTAAAAAAGTACGATTAGAGCTTGAACGAAGAGATAAAAAGGGACGCGGAAGATAGCCTTGACAGGAAAGGGAGCATTTGCAGAGGCTTCCTTTGCTTGTTTTATAGAGATAAAAACAGCCCCCGCAATACAACCGATAGAAATAAACAAGGCGGCCATATGGATTTCCCTCTTTCGTAAGATTAAAAAAATTATACCACAAAGGAAAGAAAATTTCAAGGACAGAAGGTGAAAAATAATGGCGGTTAGAAATGTTCGCACCCGGCTGGTTATTGAAGGGGAAGCAGAATATAAGGCAGCGGCATCCCGAATCAATTCAGAATTAAAAACACAAGAATCTGCTTTGAAGCTGGTGGACGCCCAATGCAGGGCAAATGGTTCCAGCGCAGAGACGCTGACGGCAAAAAGCGAAGCTTTGAGCAAAGTGTTAGCGATACAAAAGGAAAAACAGGAGCAATTAGAAAAGGTAATAGAAAGCGCAAGAACAGCAGAAGAAAAGCTGCAAAAAAGAAAAGCGGAACTCACAAAAGAACTGGAAAAGAACCAAGCGGCGTTGGAGAAGCTCAAAGGCTCTTCCGAGGGAACAAAAAAGGAACAGGAAGAGCTAACCGATAAAGAAAAAAGACTAACCGCAGAATTGGAGCAGACAGAGAAAGCTATATCTAAAGTACATAATAGAGCTAATGGCTGGGAAACGCAGCTGAACCACACAAAAGGCGCAGTGGTTGAATTAGAGGCAGCGGTGAAAGAAAACGAAACCGCGCTCCGTGAAACCGAAAAGGGAACTGGAAAGCTGCGACAGGCATTTGAACGCCTCGGAGTTGGTGCAGAGGAAGGAGAACACGGCGTAACGGCACTAGCTGCGGCGTTGGCATCGCAAAAGCTCCCTGAAATGTTTGATAAGGTGAAGGAAGCTTTGGAAGGCTGTATAGAGGCCTCTATGGATTTTGAATCTGCAATGGCCGGAGTGAAAAAGACCACTGACCTTTCGGACGCTGAGCTGTCAGAGATGGGAGATACCTTCAAGCGTCTATCTACGGAGATCCCTATTACCGCTTCTGAGCTTGCCGGAATCGCCGAAAGCGCCGGACAGTTAGGGATTGAAAAGGACAGGCTGGTAGAATTTACTACCACAATGGCAAATTTGGGTGTGGCTACCAATATGACATCTGAGGAAGCCGCTACTCTTCTTGCGAGATTTGCAAACGTGACCGGCATGAATCCGGAGAATTACGAAAAGCTGGGCAGTGTTGTTGTGGATCTGGGAAATAATTTTGCAACAACGGAATCAGAGATCGTCAACATGGGACAGTGGCTTTCTTCCGCAGGGCGTCTTGCAGGATTGACGGAGCCGCAAATCATGGCCTTGGCCGCGTCTATGTCGTCTGTCGGTATTCAAGCGGAGGCCGGAGGTACCGCCATGACCCAGACCTTGACGGCCATAGAAAAAGCGGTTGACAAAGGCGGAAAAAAACTGGAAACTTTCGCTTCCATCGCTGGAATGAGTGCTAACGACTTTTCTGAACAATGGAAAAACTCGCCTATGGAAGCTATTCAAGCGTTTATTTCCGGGCTGGGGAGTTTGGACGATGAGGGGGAAAGTGCTACAAAGACCCTGGAGGATTTAGGGATGACCGGAATTCGGCAGAGTAATATGCTGAAAAGTTTAAGCTCAGCCTCCGGCCTCCTTTCCAGAGCCGTGAACACGGCTAACAATGCATGGGAAGAAAATAACGCCTTGGCAAAAGAAGCGGCAACCCGGTACGATACCACAGAAAGCAAATTCCAAATGTTTAAGAATTCGGTGGATAATCTGAAAATCGCCGTGGGTGATCAGTTAAATCCGGCATTAGGGAATCTGGCGGACGTGGGAACAGATGTTGTCTCTTGGGCTGCTGAATTTGTGGAACAAAATCAATGGCTGGGGCCTGTGATTTCCGGCGTAGTATCAACTTTAGGGGTGCTGACCACAGGATTGACAGGCTTTGCTATTGTGACAAAAGCTGTTATTCCACTAATACAGGCTTTTAATACTTCCATGTCAATGAGCACCTTTGGGCTGGTTGCGTTAGCGATTGGTGGAGTAGTGACCACTGTAACCGCATTAGCAAAGGCGATTGGAGATACGTCCCCGGAATTGGAAAGGTTAACTGATTCTGCCAAAAACCTGAAGGACACGGTAAATGACGCAAATTCAGCTTATGAAGAGAACGTGGGCAGAACCGAAGCCGCCGCAGATGTGGCAAATAAATACATAGATCGCCTGGAGGAACTGGAAAAAGCCGGACTGAAAACCAACGAGCAGCAAAACGAGTACCGGAGAATTTTAAGGCTGCTGTGTGAATCGGTACCGGAGCTTTCCAAGCATATCGACCTGGAAAATGGGAAGCTTCTGGTAAGTACCGATGCGCTCAGAGAAAACACGGAAGAATGGCGAAAAAACGCCATAGAGCAGGCGAAGCGGGAACGGTTGGACGCGGTTTACAAGGACGTTGTCGAAACGCAGCTGGATCTTTCGGAGGCTGAAAAAAAGCTGGAGCCTGTTTTAAGCAAGAGGAGAGACACGGAAGTCAGGCTGAGGGACGCGATCAAGCGCCGGGAACAGGTTGAATCCGATATCGCAGAGGAAAGCAAGAAGGTCGAGAAGGGTGATGAAAAAGCGGCGGAAAGGCTGCAAAACCTGCAGGAGAAATATCAGGAGCTTGGAAACGAAATTGCCGGGCATCGCGAGATATTAGGAGACACACAGCAAGAATACGACACTTATACAAAAGCCGTTGAAGAAAACGAAAAGGCGCTTTCGGACGCGGAAGGACAAATTGGGGATATTGAAAAAGCCTTTGATGACGCATTCGGGGCCACGGAAAACAACACGGGCGCGGTAGAGGACAATACGGAGGCCCTGCAGGATAATGCCGAAGCCCAGGAGCTAAACGAAAAAGCCACAAAAAGTGTTCGGGATATGATGGAGGATCTCGCCAAAGAATATCGGAACGCCTACGATGAGGCATACAACAGCATATCGGGTCAAGCCGGGCTTTTTGGGGATTTTACGGCAGAGCTAAACGAAGATGTAGATACAGTGGAAGAAATGATGGGCCGCTGGTCAGATCAGGTGCAAAATGTAGATCGATATACCCGCAATCTAAAGCTTGCCGCACAGTATGGTATTGACGATGGCCTGATCGCATCTTTGTCTGATGGTTCTGCGGAAAGCGCCGGGTATTTACAGGTTATCATTGATAAATACCAGGATTTGGGAGCGACAGCCGATACCACTAAAGATGATATCGAAAAGTCTACCGGGCCGCTGAAAGATTTCAGTGATCAATTTAACGGAGCTTTCCGGGACACTCAGGAAGCAAAGGACGCATTTTCTACCACCGTGGTTTCCATGCGGGACGATCTTAAGGACTTGACCGAGGAAATCGCTCAAATGGCTAAAGATATCGGCTTCGAGGATATCACGGAAGCTTTCCAGGAAGCCTTTACTCTAAAAGGAGTAGATTATAAAGCAATCGGCTTAAATTTCACGGAAGGCTTGGCAGAAGGAATTTCCGGCAATACGGAAAGAGTGGAATATTCCGCAGAAGAGGTCGCTGATCTTACCTTAGAAAAGCTGAAGGAAAAGTTGGGGATTCATTCTCCGTCTACTGTTACTAGAGAGGTTGGAGAGAATTTTGACGCAGGGCTGGTCGAAGGAATCAAAGCAAAGTCTGAAGACGTACAAAATGCTGCAGAAAACACGGCGGACGGTGTAGAGCGAACCTTGAAAACGTCTGCCGAAAAATCCGTGAAGGGATTTACGGACGAATTCGGCAAGCTTCCTCCGAAAACAAAAACCAAGATGGAGCTTTTGCGGCAGACCATAAAGAACGCTGCCGCACCTATTCCGGGCGATATGAAAACGGTGGGAGAGCAAATTGTTGATGGCATGATCGCCGGAATGAATAATCGCTCTTCTTCCCTGTATGAGACGATTAGCGGTGTTGTAAATTCCGCCATTGAACGGGCCAAAAAGGCAGCAGCGACGGCTTCTCCTTCCAAAAAAACGACGGCAATTTTTGAAAATGTGGGCGATGGTATGATCCTGGGCTTGGAGCACAGGCGGGAAAGGATCAAAGAGACCGCTCAAAGTGTGGTAGATGAGGCTTTGCAGCTCAATATCAACGGAAAGGTAGAAGCGGCGATCAGTGGAATCGATGATCGGCTCCCTGTAGTGCGGTACCCGGAAAAGGCAGCCAGCGAATCCGCGCCTACCTATCAGATAGGAGATATCAATGTTGAAATTCGTACAGAAACAGGCGAACCGGAGGAGATATATCAAACACTGACCCGGCGATTAAAACGTGAAGTCGAGCGAGAAACACGGGTGAAGCGTGCGTAAAGAAGTGAGGGAAGCTATATGGATCATTTTGTGTTTGGCGGGATCAGCTCAATGAATTTTGGGCTGCGCATTGAAAAGCCGCGTATTGCAAAGAAACCGAAACCCAGGATTACGAAAGTGACAGTGCCGGGCGGTAACAAAGATTTTATTTACAGAGAGGAGGGCTTTGATAATGTAGATGTTACCTATCAAACATGGTATTTGGAGCGGGAAAGGGAACTTGTATTGTCCAGGCTTGGCGAAATCTCGCAATGGCTGTCTGGCGGGGAATACCTTACACTTTCCGATTCCTATGATCCGGACTATTTCAGGTTAGGGTATTGCCGGGAACCGCTCGATCCTGATATTCTCCTTCGCTGCGCTGCAAAGCAGGATATTGTGTTTTCTTGCGACCCCTTTCGGTATTTCTGGGACGGAGAAAACATGGTTCCTTTCTACTATCAGACAAACACCGGGTTTAGCAGGGAATTTGTCAATACAGGGTGGCCATCTATGCCCTTATTGGAGGTTGTGGGAACCGGAAAATTTACGGTAAAAGTGGAAACAGAGCGGGGAAATAAGAAGGAAAGCTGGAAAGCCGATTTTGAAATCTCCGGAACCATGCTGGTGGATTCCTACGAGATGGAAACCACCGAAAACGGGAACCCTGCGAATCACAAAAAAACCGGGGCGGGATATCCAACTCTTGGAACAGGGAATGTATCGGTCAATGTAAAAAGCACGCAAGGAGTTTTACAAACAGTATCAATAAAGCCGAGGTGGCGAACGATATGAACTACCCGAATCTTTATGAGGCAAAGGCAATCCGTAAAGGCTATGTTCCAGATCACGATGGAATCGGTACTTTGTCAGATGTGGAATCTTGTATAGTGACAATGGCAACAGACGGTACGTTTGAGCTTGATATGGTTTACCCCGCCTCCGGAAAGTACGTCAAGCAGTTTGGGACAGAATCACTTATCAGGGTAAATCTTGACCGCTTATCCCACGCCGGAAAGTACAGACAGTTTTTCCGGGTTACGGAAAAGGAGAGCGCGATGAATTCCAGGGGCGAGAGCATTACCGTCCATGCGGAGCACTTGAGCTATGATCTCAAATGGCTCTGGTGCAAGCCGGTACAGCTGCAAACAAAAAATATAGCGGCGTGTATAGAGCATATCCGAACGGGCGGTCTGGGGGTAATAGATCCTTTTGTGTATCTGCTAAAAGATAACTTCCCCACCCCTGATGGATATAAAGAATTTTGGCATGATGATCTGTTTACCAAGCGAGAAGGAATATTGGAAATCGCAGAGCTTTTCGGGGTGTGCCTGTTACCGGACAATCTGGAAATAAACATCAAGAGCGCTGGTGTTGAAACAGGTATCGTGCTGGAAAAGGGAAAGAATCTTTCGGAGTTATCTGTTTTGAAGGATTCGGTACAGGGGATCAATGGTGTGTATGTATACTATCAGGATAACGATACACCATGTACGCCGCCTTTCCTGGTCGCTCCTTTCAAGGGAGAGTATGGAGTACCACATTATACGTCCTTTAATTATGCTGGAAAACACCCGGAAGGGGAGTTTGACTCTCCAGCAGATACAAACATTGAACAGCTGATCGGAGAAGCCTATTTACGCAACAACACAAGAGCTGATCCGTTTGTCTCTTGCAGCGCAAAAATTGCGGACACGGGGCAGAATCTGTCTTTATACGATATTGTTACTGTGATTCACCCAGGATTTGAAATAAACGAAAAGATGATTGTACAGAAAATCAAATTTGACGTCCTGCGGAACAGATTTTTAGAAATTGAGGTCGGAAATTTTGAGAAGTCGCTGTCTGGTTTGATAGCGGGTTTTCTGCCGAAAGGATGATTTTTTCATGGAAACACAATATATCACATTATGTCACGACAGGGCAAAAACTGTTATTTATGCCGTGCAGGGAGAAAGCAATGCCCGAAAGCTGATTTTTACGCTGCTGAATAACGCCAGGGAGCAAATGCAATTTACTTCAGATCACAAAGCGTTTTTTTACGTGGAAAGTAGTGTGCAAATCTGCGCAGAAATCAATACTGCAAGTAATACTGTGGAGGTAATACTGCCGGTACAAGCAACGGCCACGCCGGGAGATCATATTTGCACTTTGCAGGTGTACACAGACGAGGAAGATCTTTGGAGAGGAAATCTGCTGCTGAAGGTAGAACGGAACCCAGCGGCTCAGATACCGGAGAAGCCGGAGTTTTTAGCACTCACCCAAATCCTTCAAAACGCAGAGGCCATTGATCGCTTACTCGACAAGTCCCAGGAAACAGAAGAGATTTTCGGGGAAACGATGAAAAAATACACAGACGGAATAAGTGCTGAACACTCTGGAAAAATTCAAAGGATTGATCCTGGCGCAGGGGTATCTGATGGCAACGATATCGCTTTTGACACAAACGGAAATTTGCTCTGGCTTGACGGCTGCAATTACGGCGCAACAGACACTAAGATATCCATCGATAACGGGAAAAGCTGGATAGATGCTCCTTTACAGGCGGAAGGTACTGATATTTTCCGGATTTGCATAGGAGGAGAACGCTTTCTGTGTTTAAGCGGAAATAAGCTGATATGGGCGAAGGTTTCAGGGAATAGTTTTGTTATTGATTCTCAGCTAACCAATCCGCTTGAATCAAATGTTACTCCTCCTTACATAGGCGGAAAATATTTGAACGGAAAGTACTGGGTTTTTAGAGCGTCAGGATCGGCTGTATATCCCCCGGCTTACTTTGTGGGGAACGGAACAAATTACGCCCTGGTGAACTTGCCGAACTATACAATGGAAGCACACGATATTTCTTATGATCCAGCAAGTGGGAAATATTATATGGTCGGCGGATATGATGCTTTTTCTGCAAATGCCGTCAAGGGCTGGTTGGTACAGTCCGATGATCTGGTACAATGGGAGTTTATAAAAACCTGGGCCACAGGCGCTTATTATAGGTATAAGATATGTTTACAGGATAACATACTTAACATTTTCTCCACGGACAGTGAAGGCCTGAAAATACGGCGATTAAATTTGAAAAGCTCGGTGTGGGAAGAAAGTGTTGTTTCTGTGGAGGATAATTTTCAGATTGCAGGTGCGTTTTATTCCCCCTTCGGCGAGATTATAGCTGGGGGAAATACTCTTATATTTTCCAAAAACGGTATTGATTTCAATGTATATCCTATCAGCTTTCCGGCGCATTATGATGTGCCTACAGCAGCAAGTGCGTTTGGGAGGCGGATAGTAATTACCAATGGGCCGCAATATGCGGTATATCGGATCGATCTTGCCGGAGAATCGTTGCTCCAATCGCTGGAAAACGCAAGAGAGAGCTACCAGGACCTAGAAACAAAACTGGAGGAGTCAGCCGGTAGGAAAATTGTGTGCCTTGATACTGACCCCGGAGAAGGCGCGGAAAGAGACGAGCCTGACGGAACGATCATTTTTGTATTTGAGGAGGGAGAATAAATGATCCGTCAGGTCGCGAATGGTGTAGTTTCCGCAGAGCCTAACGCTTGTTATTGCGTGCAAAGCAGAAGCACGAAACGGGGACAAAGAATATACATTGTCAAAGATGGCGCGGCCAAGCTTTGCTGGGATAGGCCGGGATCAAAATCAAATCCCTATCAAATCTGGACGAGAGATGATCTCAAAAAGGTTAAAAAAGACCCTGCTGGCTACTATCTGCTGATGAAAGATATTGCGATACCAACAGGGAACACGGAATGCTTACCCGTTTTGTGGGAAGCTCCTTTTACCGGAGTCTTTGACGGACAGGGCCACAAAATTTACTCTCAAAACTACCAAACAGGGACAACGGTGGATATGACGGGCAAAACAGTAAAAGACACTGACCCCGGCTCTACCTATGGTCGGACATTATCCTGTGGATTGTTTGGGGTAAACATGGGAATTATTACCCGTCTCGATTTGAGAGATCTCCATTTGTTTTTTCCGCAGACCACAGCGCGCTATGGCATGGTGGTGGGAAGTAATAGGGGGATTATTGACCAGATTAAAAGCCGATCTGCGTACAGGATCAGCAACGAAAAGACTCCCCAGTCTGGCGGCGTTACTGCAATGAATACCGGAACAGTCCAATACTGTATAAACGATGGTAACGGCGGATTTGATTATAACTATTTTTTGGGGTGTGCTGGTGGCATAACTTATTATAACTGGGGGCAAATGGAAAACTGTGCTGTATCGCAAAATACGCCGGCCAGTGGGGTTACAGGGAACTATGGTTGTCTTACCTACTATCATTTCCCCGGAAGTAAGATAAAAGATTGCTGCTATACTGCGGCAAACGCCCAAGCCAAAGCCGTATTTGACGATGGCGGAACCGGAGGCGGAGAACAAATCAATGTAAAAAAGGTTATAAATCAAACCTTTTTCCCCCGTGTGGATTTTGCCACTATTATTTACTAGAGTCAGCTATTGCTGGCTCTTTTATCATATACAAATCTACTTTACAGGGGGTGATAACCTATGGACTGGACAACAGTATTAAGCCTGCTCGGCACGCTGGTGGGGTCGCTTTCCGGGATTCTTGTTTCCAACCGGCTGACCACGTACCGGATCGGGCAGCTGGAGGAAAAGGTCAACAGGCATAACCAGGTGGTGGAACGCACCTATAAGCTGGAAGGCCAGATGACCGAGGTACAGCACGATATCCGGGATATCAAAACAAAATTATAGAAAGGGTGATAAAAATGAGGAAATGGTGGAAAGCAGCAGGGGTACGGGCTATTAAAACCGTGGCACAGACAGCAGCGGCAACCATCGGCACCGCCGCCGTGCTGGGAGAAGTAAACTGGCTGATGGTGGTAAGCGCAGCAGCGCTGGCAGGGATTTTGTCTCTGCTGACCAGCATTGCCGGCCTGCCGGAAGTAAAGGGGGAATAA